CCGGCGAAGCGAACGCGAGCCCAACCACCACGGACGCGCCCGCCGGCCACGTTTCGTTTGACGTGTTCGTGATCGTGATGTTCGACGCGCCGTAGGTGATCGAGATCTTGGAGTCGCTTTCGCGGTACTCGTTGTTATTGTTCACCGACACGTAGCCGGCCGCCAGCGCGTTGCCGCCGGTAAAGTCGGCCTGCGCGGTGCCTGCGGGGTATGCAATCGTGAACGAGCCGCTATGCGCGACACTCGCCCCGAGCGCAGTCTGGACAACCTTGTATCCCATCGTTGCATCTCCTTACGCAAAGGGGAGCGAGGCCGGCGAACCGGCCTCGTCGCGCTTACGCGATGTCGTACACAGCCGACGTGTTGAGCTGGCGGGCGACCAGAACCGCAGTGGTCGTGATGCCGTTGTACATCACGTAGCGGTCGAAGGGCCGCGCCGGGTGGTGGCGCTTCATGCGCTGGCCGTCCATGTACAGCAGGCGCACGCCGCGCTGGCCCATGTCGATGACGTAGCACCGCTTGGACAGCCCGAGGTCGTCGAGGGTCGGATCGTACTCGATCGGCATCCTCTTGAACTTCGGGTCGGACATGCCGCCGTCGACGTCGCCCATGAAGCCCGTCTGCGAGTAGTAGCCGTTGGCCCGGAGCTCCTTCTGGTAGCCGTCGATGAAGTCCGAGCCCGCGAACCATTTCCAGCGAGACGAGCCCGAAGCGTACCGCTTCAGCTGGCGGACCTCCTTCTCGAGGAACTCGATGAGCGCGCCGCCATTGGACGGGTTGACCGTAATCGGGCCCTGCCCGCCAGCGAGGGCATAAGCCGCGGTCGCGGCCCGGTTCCGCCACCAGGGGTTCGCCACGCGGGAAATGCCGCCCGTCGAGCCCACGGCGGGGTTGTCGAGGATGAGCGACTGGATGCCCGCGAGGGCCTTGGTGTCGGACGAACCGTCACCGTGGAGCAGCTCGTCGAGCGACTTGGCGTAGTCCTCGCCGAGCATCTCGTTCTTCTCGTCGAGGCGGTTAGCGAGCGCCTGCATCTCGCGATCGGACATGGCCGACGTGGTCTGGCTGGCGCCGGACTCGTCGACGTCAATGCCGTCGATCTTCAGCTCGGTCATCGTGAGGACCGTGCCAATGTGATGCTCCTTCCACGGGAAGGACGCGCGCTTGACGCCGACCGGGTTGTAGTAGGTAACCTGGTCGTCGCCAGTGTAGCCGCGGAGACGGCCACCGCCCTGGCCGGCGGAAACAGCGAAGGAAACCTTCTCCTTGCCGCCGGGGAACTTGCCGGCCGAAGCGTCGAACGCCTTCAGCAACGGCTTGTTCTGGATGTTCTGCTTGAAGACCGTGCCGCGGTTCAGGTAGGTCTCAAGCGTAGTGTTGTTAATCTCCGCGATGATTTCAGGAGGCAGACCCGGCATCGTCGTATCCTAAGCCTTACTACCCTGCATGCTTCGCCACGACGTTCCTGATGATGTCGACCGTCGATTGCGGAGCAGGCTGAGTGGTTCCTGCGACAGTGCCGCCCGTGATCGGAGTTTTCGCAGCCTTCCTCTGTTCTCCCGCCGCGCCCGACGCAACGTGTTCGTTGGCGAACTTGTATGCGTCTTCCAGGTACTGCCGGACTTCATCCGGGGTAGCGGCTGGCTTCAACAGCTGAAACTCTGCGATCTTCGCGCGCACGATCGGCAGCTTCTTGGCGAAGTTGGGGTCTTTCAGCTGCCGGTCCCGCTCCCACTGCGCCGCCGCGTTCTGAAGCGAAGCCGCCATTTCGGCCCGCTGCTGCTCGGCACGACGCTGCTGCTCGAAACTCTGCCGCACCTGCGCCGACTGCTGCTGCGCCCGAAGACGGCTCATCTCGTAGGCTACATCACGGGGGAGCTCCCCAGCCTGCACGCGCTGCGCCAAGTCTTCGGGAAGCACTTCGCCGGCGGCGGCGACGAGCTTCTCCACCCACGGGCGGATCTGCTGCCATGCAGCGGCCGGATCGACCTTGGCTTGCGCCATGGCGATCAAGCCTTCCGCGACCTCCTCGTCCGACAGCCCGTTCGCGGACATGAATTCGCGAACCTGCCGATGGCCGATGGCGTCGCGCTTGACAGCATCGAAACCACCGAGCTCCTGGATCTGCTCGTTGATCTGCCGCAGCTCCTTCTTGGCCTGCCGCAGCTCACGAGTGACTTCCCGGAACCGTGGGTGCTGGTGGAACGGGACGTCCTTGTACTCGTCCTGTTCCTCCTGGGAGTCGGCATCGGCGGGCTTTTCGCCCTCCTCGCCAGCGGCTGACGAGGCCGCCTGATCGTCCCCTTCCTTCCCCTTCTCCACTACGTCGCGGATGACGGAGAGAGACGAGACGTCAGTTTCGTCGGTCGCGGGGGACGACTCCGCGGCGGCCGTCTCGACGGCCACGTCCGGGTTTTCTGTCCCGGTGGACGACTCCGGGGTCATTGCGTCCTCGTTCAGGCTCATAAGGAGTCCTCACGTTTGGGTTGGAATGTATGACATTGCACGACGTGTATCAAGCCATTTCATACAACCGGGTCAGACCTGGTTGCTGCCAAAGGCCGGGTCGCTGCCTGGCTGCTCCTCCGGTTTCGGGGCGTTTGACGCGCCCTCTCGGCCCTGTGCCGCCGGTTCGTCGTTCGGATTTTCAGCTGGCGTGACAGCCGGGTTTGCGCTCTGACCCGCCAGCTGGTTCTGTGCGACGATCGACGGAATGCCCGCTGCGACCGCCTCGGTGAGGTCAAGCCGGTCATCGAGCCGCCGCAGTGCTTCCTTCGCCAGCCACATCGGGCTAATGCCCGGGATCTGCATCAGTATCGGGGCCAGCTGCTGGAAGTTGTTAATCTCCACGGCCTGGTTCGGCTTGCCGGTCGAACCGGCTTCGATCTCGAGATAGATCTCGTCCGCGATCTCGGCGAGCGTAGCCTCCGGCCACACGGCGCCCGGCCCGACCTTCTGCGTCACGATCTCCGGCGACATTTCGCGCAGCAACACCTGCCCGGAGGCCCGGGCGACCATCGTCAGGAAGGCGTCGAGGTCGTCGATCGACGCGCCGTCGGCCGCCGTGGCCGCCCCTTCCGCGATGGCGGCCTCGGTTGCCGTCGCCTTGGATACGCCGCCGAGCTGCGCCTCTTGCGCGCCGACGGTCAGCTGCATGTCGGTGAAGATCTCGCCCGTGTCGTAGAGGTTCGGGTCGACGCCGGGCACGGGGATCGGCTGCAAGATGTCGCCGATCTTCGCCGTCGTGTCGAAGTCCAGCGGCACGGCCTGGAAGGGCCGAACGGTGGTGAGCGCGGTCTCGTCCCGCTCGCTGAGCGCGCCGCGCGCGTAAGCCCACCGCGGGCGCGCCGCCTCGCGGTGCTCGCGCTTGCCCTGCCGCGACCTGTTGTATTCGCGCTGCTGGTCGAGCAAGAGCGACACGTCGGACGGCGGAAACAGCTCCGTCTCGGACTCGACGGCGTTGAACGTGAGCGCGTAGACCGGCCAAAAGTCCTCCACGAAGACGTCCGGCGCGGCCGGCTCGCGCAGAAAGTCCGGGTAGCCATCCGCCACCACGTAGACGAGGCCGCTTTCCTTATCGTACTGCTTCCACACGCGGACGATGTCGTCGCCGCGACGCTGCGGCCGCAGGTATCCGTCGAAAAGATCGCCCTGCTGTGCGTCCTCCTCATACCGCTCCGACGCGCATTCGCCGTCCGTCCGGTACGGCACGTAGTGCTTGCCGAGGTCGACGCCGAACACCTCGCGCACCTGGTCGACCGTGTAGTCGTACTCGATCGTAACGCGGCGCGCGCCGACGAAACCGACAAGCTGCTTGCAAAGCCGGTCAGGGATGACCTTCGTCGACGGCGGGAAGTCAAAGATGAGGCCCTCGCGCAGGACGATCTCAGGCTCGTTCATGAGCGAGTTGATCGACGCCTCGAGCTCGGCAATTTCCGCGTCCACGGGCTCAATCTCACCCGACGCAGCCTTCTCGGCCAACGCGCGCAGATGGTCGAGCCGGGCGCGGAAGTCGGCCAAGCGCTCCTGCATCTCCGGGCGCGGCCCCATCTCGCGCTGGAAACCGATCTCGACGTAACCGACGCCCGTCGTGAGCGCACGCCGTACGAGCTGCTTCATCGCCATCTTGAAGTCGAGCGGCTTCTGCTCGCGCATCGCCTTGGCGAACAGCACTTCCAACGTCTTGCCGATGCGCGTCATCAGCTGGCGACGCGCCATGCCCTGCTGGAAGTCGGCCACGATTGCCTGCGCCTGCTCGAAGCCGGGCGGCAGCTGCGGCTCCACGGGGACCATCTCGCCCGTGACAGGGTCTTGCTCGAGCGTCGGCATCTGCATTGCCTGCTGCGCCACCATCACCGTCTGCATGGCGAGCTGGAGGGACGCCGGATCTTCGTCCCACACGGCAAAGTCAAGCTGCTCGGGCCGCTTGGCGACGACGCGCGGGTTCTTTGCGTAGAGCGCAGCAACCTTGGCGCGGATGTGACGGCCGACGATGTTCGCGCGGTATTTGTCCTCGCCCCACGTCTTTTCCGCGCCCCACATGGCGACCTGCATGTCGCGCCGCATGCGGTCGAACGCCTTTTTGTGATGCGCCTTGTCGCCCTTGATGTCCTGGATGACGCGCGCCACCAACCGCCGACGCGCCTCCGGCGCCTCGGAAGGCGTCGTCTCGCCGGGCACGTCGACAGACTCGGTGTTGCTGTCGAGCTCGGCGGACCCTGCCATGTCTTCCATCTCGTCCATCAGAATCCTCCTTGCGCGACGGCAAGCTCTCTCTCACGCATCAAACGGTCGTAGGCTTTGAGGTAGGCAAACGTGCCTTCCTTCGGCCGGCTGTCGGCGCTGTCGCGGCTGCGCCTCGGGCCGAACTGACTGCGGAGGCCGAGGCCGATGTAGGCGAGGGCGTCAACAAAGTCGTCGTGGTTGCCGTTCGGGAAGGCGAGAAGCTCGTTGATCGCCCGCTCGGTCCACACGGCGTCACGCGGGAAGAACACCTTGCCCATAGCGACGCGCGCGGCGATGGCCTGCGCGCGCTGCTGCTTGTCAGAGGCCGGCGTGACCTCGACGAGGTTAATGTACCGCTGCGTCTCAAGCATGCGCTTGCGCAAAAACGGCCCGATCGACTTCGAGATGTGCCCGCGCTCGGCCCACCACAGGACCGGCCGTTTGCTGCCGGACCCCATTTCCAGCATCGCCTCGACGGCTTCGTCCGTCGGCATCCGCTTCCAGATGCAGTCGATGATGTAGATATTGTCGTCAGCGTCGACCCCGACCTTCAGCAGCACGGACGGGTCGTTTCGCTCCTTCGTGCCGACGGCGTGGTCGGACGCGCAGTAGTAGCGCAGATCCTCCGGCAGCTCCTCGCGCTTGTAATAGCGGATGCTCTCCCGCCGGAAGAGCGTGCCGTCGGCCACCGTGGGCCGCTGCTGGTACAGGGCCGCGAAGCCCAGAGGGTCGAGCCGCTGCTGGCTGCGCAGGAAGTCGATATCGTACTGCTCCGGCCACAGGGGTTCGCCGGGCGCGCGGCCAAGCGGGTCGTCATCCTCGGCTAGCGCAGGCAGGCGAATGATCTTCCACGTCTTCGCCTCCTCGGCGTTGTAGTATGGGTTCTCGGGATCGGTGAGCCGGCCGATGATGTCGTCGGAGTGCCAGCGCGTCATCGTGATCATGACGAGCTTGCGCCCCATGAGGCGGGGCATGGCGACCTTCGTGAACCAGTGCCACGCCTGGTCGCGGATGGCCTGTGATCGCGCCTCCTCGTGGTCCTTGTAGATGTCGTCGATCAGCAGAAGATTGGCGCCGCGGCCTGTCAGCGGGCCTCCGCGGCCGACGAAGATGGCGCGGCCGCCCGCCGTCGTCTCCAGGTTGTCCTTGGCGTTGCCGCCGCGACGCAGCTGGAACTGCGGGAACACCTGCCGGAACTGCGGCGAATTGACGATGGCGCGCGTGTCGCCGCCGAACTCCTGCGCCAGCGTGTCCGAATACGCGGCCACCGCCACGTTGTGCGTCGGGTTGGCGCCGAGGTACTTCGCCGCCAGGCGCTTCGTCGCGAGCTCCGTCTTGCCGTGTCGCGGCGGCATGCAGAAGATCAGTCGAGTGCACACTCTGCCGTCATCAAAGCGCAACTCGCCGGCGATAAAGCGGTCGATGTCCTTCGCGATCAGCCTATGGAAGTGCGTCGCCTTGTAGCGCGACTTATTGACGTCGTTCGGGTCTTCCGGGTCCGGCATCGTGAACTGCGTGAACACGAGCAGGTCGTCGCGCGCCCGCAGCGCCATCTCCTGGCGCTCGAGCAGCTGGATCGACCGCTTCAGATCGCGCTCGCGCTCGGCCTCCGCCTTCTTGGCGGCCTGCTCGGCCTCCCAGGCGCGACGCTTGCCGGTCTTCGGATTGATCCTGTTGTCCGCCATCAGGGCGCCCATCCGCAAGCCGCTTTGCCAGCGGCGTTGTGAGCCTTCACCTGCCGGATCGTCGGGTCCGTGTCATCGACGGACCACGTGATCGGCCGGAAAATGCTGCACTGGCTAGCGGCGGAAACCGTCGTCTTCCCGCAGCCGGCCAGCGTCAGACTCGCGCTCAGAGCGAGCCCGAGCATCGTCAGCTTTCCTCTCGGCATCGCGATTGCTCCGTTCAATGCGAGCGCGTTCCCGCTCCGCCCCGCGCTCCTCGATGGACGTCCACACCAGCCAGACGGCGAGCAGGGCGGCGACGCCGCCCGCAACAGCGCGCCCGACCGGAGAGACGAGCCAGGCGATCATGCGTCGCCCTCCCGCACGCGCTTCCACGTCAAGTAGAGGCCGACGACCACGCTCACGGCCGTCAGCCCGAGGAACAGCCACTTGACGACCTCGAGCGTCTCGGAGAACGGCGCGATCTTCTCGGCTGCCTCGGTGACACCTGCGGCCACCGCGCCGAGCGCGGCGCTGCCGCCAACGCGGGCTTCGGCCGTGCGCGACGGGGCCGTGACCTGCTCGCTGCGGCCCTTGATGGCCGCCGGCGGCGCTACGTCAGGCAGCTTGACATGCATCCAGAGCCGCTTGGCGGCGGCCCGGACGTCCTCCACACGCTTCGTCCAGCCCTTTCCGTACTTCGACCAGCCGTAGGTGGTCTTGAGGAAGGCTAGCCGCGCGTCGCAATACTCGTCGATGAGGCCGAACGGCATGCGCTTCAACGCAGCCAGCGTCACCGGCCCGAGAGCACCGTCGACGCGCACGCCCAGAAGCCGCTGGAGCGGCTTG